GGAGCTTTGAACATTGCAAAGATTGCTAACACACAATTCCAAGGTGGTGGAGATAGTGGCGGAGGCGGTGCAACAGCTACACCAACCGCACCACGAACACCAAGCTTTGATATTATACAAGCACAGCCACAAATGCAATTAGGAGCATTGCAACAACAACCCGTTAAAGCTTATGTAGTGAGTGGTGAAGTGTCAACAGCGCAAGCCTTAGATCGTAATAGGGTAAGAAATGCAACATTTTAATCAATTCTAAGTTATAAAGATATGCAGAACATAGAGCTAACAATTAAGGATGATGAGCAAGGGGTTTTCGCAATTTCATTAGTCGACAGGCCTGCCATAGAAGAAACGTTTATTTTCTTAAGTGAGATAAGTGTAGAATTGAAAGTAACCAACGATGAGAAACGTGAAGTTGTAGGATTGGCATTAGTTCCTAACAAACAGATATACAGACGTATACAAGACAAAGAGTTTACGATTTCGTTTAGTGAAGAGACCATAGCAAAGGTGCAAGAACTTTATCTTAAAAAGAATTATAATAACAACGTAACCGTTGACCACGAGCATAGTGTTGAGGGTGTGAGTTTGATTGAGAGTTGGATCGTTGAGGATGAGAAATTCGATAAGTCTAATCTTTACAACTTAAATGCGGTTAAGGGGTCATGGGTTGTTAAGATGAAAGTTTACAATGAGGAGGTGTGGCAACAAATCAAGGACGGTAAATTCAAAGGATTTAGTATCGAGGGTAAGTTTGACGGCTTAGACCAATTGCAAGCGGAAAGTCATGAGGACATAGTAAATGAAATAAAGGAACTTTTAAAACAAATATAAAAATGGGAGTAACAATAATTGACAACACGCAAACTATTAACAACGCAACTTGGAAGGTGCAACCTGATGTGTTGACGTCTGAAAGCGGAATAGTAAAAGAAAACGGAACTATCCATTACATTGATGGTAAGTTAAAATACCATGTTGACGGCTCGATTAAAGAAGTAGGAGTTGGACAGGATTACGGAATTACTGTATTAGATAAGATTACAGCCGTGCCAAGTTCACCAACGATAGGAGATAGGTATTTATACGCATCAGGAACGTATGCAGGAGTGATTGAATGGGATGGTACTTTTTGGGCTTATGTATTGCAAAATTCAGCAGCAACAGTTGGTACATTAGTAACAGCGGTTAAAAATAATACTACTTATCGTTGGAATGGTACAAGTTGGGTAACGTACACGCAACAAAAAGTGATTGACCTAAGTTTGTCACGTAAAACTGATTCTTACACATTAGTAGCTGCTGACAACGGACAAGTAGTTGAAATGAATAAAGCAACGGCTAACACTTTGACTGTACCTCAAAACATTTTTACAGCAGGTCAACAAGTTTTAATAACACAATACGGAGCAGGACAAACAACAATTGCAGCGGGTTCGGGTGTAACGTTAAGAAGTGACGGTGGCAAATTGAAAATCAATAGCCAATATTCGAGTGCTACTATTTTGTTTATCTCCGCAACGGAGGCTTATGTATTCGGAAATTTAGCATTATAATGAGCTTAATACCTTCGTTTATAAGGTTTAAAGAAGTCACTACCGCATTGGATAGTGACTCTTTATTTTTACAACCTATTGATTCAGATATACCTAAAAAAGTATCGTTGTCAAATTTCACGACCTATTTAGGTGATGAGGATAACGGTATTCTATTTGGTGGCACGGGTGCAGATGAGGACGTTTATAAGATTACAGGAGGTGTAGGCACGAGTATTAATTCAGACATATACAATTTATGAGCGATATAACAAAACGAATAATAATTAAAAAAGGTAGTGGTATTGCAACCGTACCAAGTAGCTCAGACCATAGGGACGGCACGTGGTTAGCTACGGATATTTACATCGGTGAATTCTACATGAATACTGTTAACGGTAAGATATACACACGTACAGCAAGTGGTATAGAAGAGATTATTTACGATGTAGCAGACTTTGAAGTATTAGCAAATAAAGCGACTGATTTCACTGCTATAAACAACACTAAATATCCAACTACTCAGGCAGTAGAGAATCAAATTGATGCTAAATTATTAGCTGAAAACTATTGGATTGTAGGAAGCGCAGAAATTGCAAGGGGTTACAGAGCGCAACACAACTCAACAACCGTATTAGCTGAAAATATTGCAACAGGAACACTACAAGGTACAGCAACAGCGGTGGCAGTATCAACAACATCTATACAAACTAAAAAAACACGTTTAAAAATAGGTGTTTCAACACCTGCGTTAAATGGTATTTGTGGTTATAGGTCAACAAGTGCGTTTAACATTGTGGGAACAGGTTGGAAAATGGCAGTTGCTTTTGGTATAAGTGATACTGGTTTTAACACATCCGCTCGTCAATTTTATGGTATGACAGCAACAACAGCCTCTTTAGGTTTGTCTTCTACTGTTACAGTTGAAAGTTTGTTAAATATTATTGGTGTTGGTTCGGATGCTTCTGACACTAATTTACAAGTATTTCATAACGATGGGTCAGGTACTGCTACAAAAATAGACTTAGGCTCAAACTTTCTTGCAAATAGAACAAGTGGGGCGGTTGCTACTGATTTCTTTGTGTTTGAAATGTACAACCCTTTTGATTCTATGAATGTATATTACAAAGTTACTTCTTTAGAAAACAACGTAACAGTTGAGGGTACTATCACAACTAATTTACCAAGTGATACAACGCCAATAACTATTCAAGCTTGTAGAACGTCGGGAGCATCTTCAAATGCTTGTAGCTTTGATATTAGTCAATTAACTTTAAATTGTTTATCATGATAGAAGTAATACAAGAAGTAAGAGGAGCTTATACTTATGTAGAAAGTAGCTACTTAAACATAATAAAAGTAGGTAGTGAAGTTTTGAACGCTGATGTAGCAACAGAAATAACAGCTCAAGAAACTATCATAAATGATTATATCTAATTTACAACAAAGACCCTAAAAAAAGGTTATTTAATTATGAATGAAGTCAAGTACATTTTAGAGCAAATCAGGAAGACCAAAACAATAGTGCTAATTATAATCCTACTTGCCTTCATTCTTTTTTATTACAAGTCTTTAGTTACTCAAGTAGTGATAACCAAAATAGAGAAAGTTGACGAAGTAAAAAAAGACATAACTAATAATGTTTTGATTCAACAAATGTTAAATGACTTGATGTTGAAATACAAAGCGGATAGGGCGTATATCTTCCAATTTCACAACACTATTAAATACTACGACGGCACTCATAGAAACCACCAATCAATGAGTTTTGAAGTGTGTAACAATGGTGTAAGCCCTGAAGCACATAACTTACAAAACATACCGGTTAGTTTATACCCATTGTTCTTGCAACAAATAATGTTAGAACGTATGAACTATTGCGACGTAAAGGAAATACAAGAACATACAACAAAATCGGAGTTGTTAAGACAAGGCGTTAAGTCTATTTGTATTGCGCCGTATTTTAAGAATGGAAACTTTGTGGCTTACATTGGTATTGACTATGTGAAAAAGGGAATGTGTAAGGATATAGATTTTAGAGAATTTAAACAATTTACAAACGAAATAGGAACAATTTTAATGTTATGAGAAAAGGAGGTAAAAAAGGTTGCCAATGTAAAGATGGCACGTACAGCAAAGAATGTTGCGATGGTCAATCACAAGGGATTGGAAGCACTGAGCAACAAGTAGTAAGTAACGTAACCCACACTATTCAAGTACGGGAAATTACAACAGAAAGAGGTTAATTAAGTTATTAAAGAAAAACGTTTATGAATAAAGAAATAAAAGATGCGTTGAAAACTATCAAGACATTCTTAGGAATGGAAGTGAAGTTAGAGCAAATGAAATTGATTGATGGTAACACGGTTATCGAAGCGGACTCTTTCGAGCCTGGTGCAAGTGTTATGATTGTAGTTCCTGAGGGCGAACCAGTACCATTGGAAGTTGGAAAGTACGAACTTGAAGACGGTAGACTATTGGTAGTCGAAGAAAAAGGTATGATTGCTTCAATTGAAGAGATGCCAAAAGAAGACGTTGAGGAAGAGATGCCAGTTGAGGCTGATGTGACTCCTGAAGTTGAAGTTAAGCAACCTAAAAAAGTTGTGCAAATCACTGAGCAACACTTCGCAGAAATGAAGGCTAAAATTGAAGAGCTTGAAACTAAGTTAGCATCAATGACTCCTGAAGTAGTTGAAGAACAACCAACGGACGTAATCGAATTTAGCGCAGAACCGAAACCGATTCAGTTCAACCCTGAGAACGTACAACCAATAGAGAAAATTGATTTAGCAATTAACACGCCTAAATCGTTAAGAGATAGAATTTTAGAAGAAGTATATAACAACAAATAAACAAATAAAAAATGGCTACAACAGTTAACATTTCAACTTCATATGCTGGACAGGATTCTAAGCTATGGGTAAAAGCTGCATTATTAAGCGGTAACACATTGGCAAATGGAGGTATGACTATCATTCCTAACATTGCTTACAAAACAACAATGCAGAAATTAAGCACGGATGGTCTTTTAAAAGATGCAACGTGTGACTTTACTGCACTTTCTACTGTAACACTTTCTGAAAGAAGTTTGACTTTAGAACCATTTCAAGTAAATTTACAATTGTGTAAGAAAGATTTTTATGCAACTTGGTCTGCTGAAGAAATGGGATTATCTGCTAATAAAGTTTTAGCTAAATCTTTTGTAGATTATTTCTTGGCTTATATTACTGAAAAAGTTGCTGAATCAGTTGAGGTTTCTATTTGGAGAGGTGCTAACGGTACAACAGGTCAAATTGATGGTATCATGACTTTGTTAACTGCTGACGCTGCTTTACCAACAGAAAACGTTGTTGCTGAATTAGGTAAAATTGTAGATGCAATTCCTGCTGCTTTGTATGGTGCACCTGACTTGAAAATTTACGTTTCTCAAAACATCGCTAAGGCTTATGTTAGAGCGCTTGGAGGTTTCTCAGTTGCGGCTACATCAAACAATGGTGTTGAAAACAAAGGTACACAATGGTACAATGGTCAAGGGTTAACTTTCGATGGTATTCCAATTTTCGTTGCTAACGGATTAGCTGCTAACACAGCAATTGCTGCTGAGACTTCTAACTTGTTCTTTGGTTGCGGTTTATTAAATGACACGAATGAAATCAAATTATTGGACATGTCAGAAATCGACGGTAGCATGAATGTAAGATTTGTGATGAGAGCGGGAATGGCTGTAAATTACCATTCAGTATCTGACATCGTTACTTACGGAATCACGAATTCAGCTAACTAATTAACTAATTAATAACCAATTAAAGGGAGGGTATATTCCCTCCTTTTTTTTTAAACTTTAAATTATGGCTTGCAATTTAACAATAGGAAGAGCAGAAGCATGTAAGGAAGCAATTGGAGGTTTGAAGGCGGTGTACTTCATCAACTTTCAAATTGTTCCGTCTGATGTTACTTTCTCGAATGACTTAATAACAGCAGTGACAAACGTGGATAACTTATATAAATATGAGTTAAAATCAAATGAAAACGTATTTGATCAAGAAATCGTATCAAGCCGTGAAGCTGGGACAACTTTCTTCAGACAAACGTTAACAATTAAGTTAAAAAAACAAGATGCGACAACACACAAAGAAATAAAGTTATTAGCTTACTCTAGACCGCACGTTTTAGTAGAGAATAACAACGGTCAATTTTTCTTGATGGGATTGTTTAGAGGAGCAGATTTAACGGCGGGTAGTATCAATAATGGCGGGGCGCTTTCAGATTTTTCAGGTTACAGTTTGACTTTTACGGCGGAAGAGGCTTTACCAGCACCATTCACTGATATTACAAGTTCAACTACTATCGTTTCTGATTGTTTCACGGGTGCAACTGTTGTAACTGCTTAGTCATGGCTTGCTTAATAACTTCGGGACGTATAGAGCCGTGTAAAGATAGCCTTGGTGGGTTGCGTAATGTATACTTCATTAATGAAGATATTGCAGCAAACTACATTTACAAGGAAACAACTTTAGGCAGTGGTATTTATATAGTAGATACAGATTTTAATGAGTCGATTGATTACGTTAATTTTGTGGAGAAACTTTATAAGTTTGAGTTGAAATCTAATGAGAATGTTTACGACCAAGAAATAGTTAGTTCACGTGAAAACGGTACTACTTTTTTTCGTCAAACATTGACTATTAAACTAAAAA